TTAATATGTATCTAAATTAATTTTAGCCTTAAAATTAGCAACATACGTGTTTTCTCTATCTTGATTTATTTCTGTATCTTTTATTTTATTCTTATTATAAGTGTATTTATATGGAATATGTTTCATTAAAGCTGATGTAACACGATTAACGCCCACATAAACTTTATCAATAAATCCAGCTAATCATAAAATATATTCATGCATTAAAATAGCTCACCAACACATACTGCCTGAACAATTAAAGGTATAGTTTGCAAATTTTCAACATTACCATTCATTAAATAACCTGCACTATCCTTATGAAAAATAAGATTAATTTTAATCTCACTCATAGCTCCGAAATATGAATCAACATCATAATTATATTTATTAAGCGTAAGAATCAATCTATCTTGCTCAATCTTTCCATTATAGGAATATATAGTATCAGCGCCATTTGCAAATCCATCTTGCACTACTAAAATTCCATTCCCAAAATTATGTCCCTCGCTTTTAAAAAATAGCGAGTAAATACCATTTCTCATGAAACATCACCCAAAATACACTGATAATACAGCCTTCCCATAATAGATGATTAATCAAAAATTGTATTTAAAATAAGAAATTTAATTTGTAACCTTATATATTAAACAATAAACTCATCTATGAAATATTTTTAATTAAATTAAGCACACTTTAAAAATATTAAAAACCATCAATAAAATTAAATCTTGTTTTTCAATAATTAGTACTCATATAAATTCTATGTATTAAATATTATGAATTAATTTTTTTAATACATTTCACATTTCTCTACATAACTCCTTTATAACAACCTAAGTGTAACTGCACAAAGAGCCTATAGTGGGAACTCCGCAACTTAATGAAGTAAATAAAATGTCTGATTTTAAAGATTTTTCCCAAAAGGCAACAAATGACTTAACTTCTTCTAACCAGATCAAAGCTAATGAGCATACTGAATTAAATACTCCTCCTAAACCTACACCTCCTGCAACACCGAAACCTGAAACGGATATAAAAGATAAGGGTGTTCAACCAGATCACAATACCAGCAAGCCAAACTCTTAATTTCACTTAAATTGAAGCCCTATCTTTATGCATAGGGCCTCATTATTTTTAAGCTAACTACTTACTAAGCAAGCTATTTTAGCTTAACCAAAATATCCTCTGCTCTTTTAGCAGCCTCTTTGGGACTCAAATCTTTGCATATCCAGAAACTATAAATTTTCTCATTTTTTACATATACTTGTTTAAAATATTCTGAAGATTTCAAACTATCAATCTCAGTAGCTTTAAAGCTTTTCTTATTCAGATCTATTTTCACACCATCCAAATCACCACCAATACATATTTTCAATATCACCACCACTCAAATTATCAAATGTCAATTACATATAGATTCTTCAACTCTGAAATATTTTAATTTTGATAAACTCTAAAACTATTACACCCTACATTCTTTTTTTTTAAATCCTTAGCTAACATAATTTAAATAACTATGAATTTTTTATAATTCACAAATAAATCAACTTACTTATCACCTAAATACTCTGCAATTCTTTCATAAACATATTTTCTATCTAGACTTTCAGGTATCCAAAAAACATGTGTAAGATGGTGTTTCTCAAAGACATTACGCATATATTCAATACATTCCAAAGTATCAATGTTTGAAATCTTGAAAATATCAGCTTTATATTCCTCTATAGGTAAAATTTGTCCATCCAAAATGCCAGATATAAAAATGTTCATCGTCTAATTCTCTCTAAAAAGAAATACATTAGCATGATTAAATATATTCCATGTATCTGGTATGAAACAGACCCATTTACTTAAAATTAGTATACTTAATATTAACAGTATCTTATAACCTTAAATACAAGTTAAGAATTTTATAAAAAGATACAACTTTTTTTAGAGAAAAGGGTTTTATCATTAATATTTTTTCCAATATGTTATAAGCAGAATTATTCTCAATGTCGCTAACTAGTTAACTTTTACTGAGCCTTAACACAAACTCCAACATGAACACTGCTATCGATCATATGAGCTGTGCATCCAGATAAATAAAACTATACAGCACGGTCTATCTCTCTTTGTTAACATCCCCCTACTTCACGACAATAAGAAGGGAAAGATTTGGCAACACCATATATAACAATAGGCTGCCCGACCACTGGTGGCGGTCAAGTAATTTCTGGAAACAGTATGTTTCTAATTGACGGTATTCCCGTCGCCTGCGTTGGCGATAAAGCAACATGCCCAACTCATAAAGTCGTTGCGACAATTGTCTCAGGCGATCCATACATGAATATTTTTGGCAAGATGGCCGCCCGTGCTGGTGATAGTCTATCGTGCGGCTGTAAACTGTTACCCAAACAAAGCTTAGTTGTTCAGGATAATGGCGGTGGCTCAGCATCTTCGGCAGCAAAATCGTCACCTGCACCTATGGCGCAAAAACAACCAATAAATGATAGCTTCGTAAAAGATGAATACGAGAATTACTATATTGAAGGCTCAAAGACGGAAATTGTTGAGTTCAAGAATATGTTACTTCCGTATGATCAAGACAAAGCAAACCTATTGGGCATTGTTGTACAAGCCTTATCGGGCGCTTGTTCTTTTGAGGTGTCTCATAAAATTGAGAAAAGAAATCTCTTTATAACAGCTACACTTATACCCCCTTCGTTGAAGGCAGATGCACAAATCTTCACAAGTGGTACTGTACGATTGTTTAAAGATAAAAAACCTATAAGTGGTCCTATTGCTCTAAAAGTTGGTAAGGGTTATTGGAATACGGAAAATGATAGACAGCCTGTTGGTAGCTGTGACATAACACTGCCTGCTCCAGATTTGGAGGTTATAACCGTTGAACTGCAACTAGGCTTTGAAGGCAAATTTGATAACGGAAAAGTAATCCCAAACCCACCCTACAAAACTCATTCATTCACAATCACATCGGCCGCTAGACGTAAAAAATGATTAAATATTTAACTCCTTTTATTCTTTGTTCAGTAACTCTTATTAGTGCTTGTGGCAATGCTTCAAATTCAGCTAATGATACGAAAACATCACAAGAAAATGTGGTCCAGCACGTCTCTACCGAAGATCAAAAAATCATAGATAAATATGAAAGCTACTTTAAATACTACCGAGAAGGTAACTTTGAAGAATTTCAGAAAAAGATGAAGGAGGTATTGCCAGAAGTCAGCAAAATCTCAAACAAAAGCAAGCGAGAGTTCATGCAGATGAATATCTATATGACATTGCAAAATTATGATGAAGCATACGCGTTAAACGAAAAGCAATTATCTGAAAAGCCGAACGATCTAGCTAGACTTAACTTTAGGTGCCAGCTACTTACTTTACAAAATAAGAGTAGCGATGTGATCAGTAAATGTTACGACACCACAGCCACAGCATTAAAAGTTGAGTTAGAAAAACCTGAGAGCAAAAAGGATCCAAACTACAAACAAGCTGAGTTTACGTACTTGTTAACAATGTATAAAGCTGGACATCCAGAATATAAAGATAAAATGCAAAAATTCATTGAAGAAACAGACGATGAAGCACTAAAGAACTCGCTAAGAATTGTTTACGATACAGAAGTAGGAAAATAAATAAGAACCCTGAATATTCAGGGTTTTTTATTTCTACTCCATATAATTATTAATGTAATAAAATGCCAATCAAATATTTAATACCAGTTTTAACGTTTTTATTTTTTTCAACTACTTAATTAATTTAAAAATTGTTGGCCAAACTCTGCAGACAAGTTGGCCAACCCTAGGTAGTTGGTACAAAATGCTAATTAACAACGCACTGTACGCAGATACTTACTCGAATATTGTTTTTGATCGAGTGTGCTGTGCATCCTGAAAATAAAATGCACAGCAAGGTAATTAAGGAAGCTATCCTTGAGCGTTTGCAATGAAAGACTTTCATATAACAATCCGATTTGCGATCCAGCCATAGAAAAACTGTTCCTGCTTTGGATTACGCTCACAGATTTCAATGTAGCGTTGACCTTGCATAATATTGAGCACTCGCACCAATACTTTCTCGCCTTCTTTCCCGCGTTTGGCCAGATAGGTTTTTAGAGCTCTAAGAGTTTCAGATCCATAAACACCATCAACCTCTAAATCTGCATATCCAGCTTTTCCTTGGTTGTTTAGTAAGTTCAAAGCTCGTTGTAAAAGAGGTTTTGCAAAGCCAGTCCCGCAATTCACACCAGTGTCTAGAAGCTCTTCAGCTACTGCAGAAGAAACTGCATTTACTTGGTCAAATCGTGGAGCTGTCCAATAGTTTTTGCGGTAAATTGCTTTGGCTACATCCAGAGGTAAATCTCGCATATTACCTTTGAATCCATTCGCTCGAGCAACTGCTTCAGTAATTCCATACTTAGTTGCACCGCCGCGATCAGCTGGGTTATTTACATACCCGCCTTCACGCTTAATGAGTTCGTCAAGATATTGTTCAATGTTCATTTAACTTTTCCTTAGGTAATAAAAAACCGCCCGAAGGCGGCATTAACTGTTTTCAATGTCTTTTCTGGCTTTCTTAAACTCTTTGATCACTTCCACAATCGTTTTACCTTCCTGTTTATCTATGAAGTTAAAAATCCAACGGACTAAAGCCCAACCGGGTAAACCACAAACAAAGAAGAACCCACCTAGAGCAATCATCCCCCATACATCAGTAACCCATTCATGAAGTCCCCACTTCACAATAATGAATGAGCCGCCAGCAAGGCTTGATACAACAGTACAGATCAAACCAACTGCCCACTCTTGTGGTGAGCGAGGCATACGTGTCATCAATACAACTGCTGCCACTAAAGCGACCGCTAAAGTCACCATAATTGCTGCACCATAAAATTTTAAAATTGCTGTTAAACCGCTTGTGGAAACTGGTTCCATAAATCTCTCCAGATATTTTTAGACAATAAAAAAGCACCCCAATTGGGTGCTCATAGTTCTTTTAAGGTTTAAAGGGTTTGTAAGATTTTCCCTCCGTTAATCAATTGAGTTGTTAGAGGTGCCACCCCAACAATTGCAGGTCCACCCGGCCCCGGCTGGCCTTCCGTCGTTCCATGGTATTGCCAATTCCATGTTCCACCATTGGTAGACTTGGTACCACGTTCGCCCCATCCACCGCCATCACCCGATAATGGAGATCCATAACGGTCATTTTGGGTTCGGTAACCTTTACCGGGCACCGAAGCTTCAGCATCAGTGATTTTCATAACCAATAAATAACTCTCCAGATAGAGGCGATAATCTTGTGAGTCATTTGAAATCGGCTGTCCAGTCATTACCCGACCAAATGGTGCTCCAGCACCACCGGGAATTCCCTGAACCCCATAAGATGATCCAGTGTAAATACCACTTGGTGTTGCTCCACCACCTGAGCCGCCTCGAGCTAACGTCCCTCCATCGATAATCAGGTTTAGTTTGCTGTGCCGGTTCAATAAACCGGGTGCTCCCTGAAACCCATCACGCCGGGTTTTGGTAAAATTGAAGTCAGAATCTTTTTCCCAATCTCCGTAAGCTAGATGTGGCAACCCGCCATCTCCACCACGTCCAACAACTGAGCCTTTAATCGTTAGATTCACCACCAGATCAGGTGGGAACTCCCCTGTATCTATCGCTGGTAATTCAATTGCAGCAGGAACAATATACTCTCGTTTTGCAGGACTATTATTATAGTCAAACTTATAAACCATCCTTGTTTCCGGTCGATATGAACTTGAGCTTGAAACCAGCGCCCCTGCTTCAACTACAAAACTGATTTCGCCAGTCGTTGGTAAATCACCTCTTTGCATTTGATATAAACGTGCCAGATTAATATCAAGCTGGTCATATCGAATATAAATCGGTGAATCATCTACCGGCACATCAATAAAGTCCTTGTCATTGAGGTAATAACGTTCATCGTAATTAATTGCAGTAATGGTATTAGAGAACTGGTCAGCCGGTTCTCTTTTTGCAACCAGATAAGGCAGTGAGCCTTTGGTATCGTCATTAACTACGGTGTAGATAGTATTCACAAAATCATCAGGACTAAGCTTTAAGGCCCCGTTCGGTAAACGCCCTAAAACTACTTTGTTCTTGGCTGAACCCGGCGTAACGGGAATCAGGTCCACGGTACCATCCCCCATTTGCAGATAGATCACATAGCTCTTGCCTGCAATGAAATCGACATCATGGCTTAGGGTGAGAATTAAACCTTCTTGCTGTACCACCTCGCCGCTTTGATGAATACCATTGCGATAATCCGCTACAGCAATCCGGTCACGTAAAACCAGTAATTCTGATTCTGGTGCCGCATCAAAGGTAATGGATTTGCGCTGGAAGCGAAGCTTGTTCCAAAGCCGGTACGCATTGAAATGCGCTTGCCACTTGTTACGCACACCTACAGATTTCACCTCTTTGGGGTTCTTGGCCCCTTTATCCGGTAGATAGATATTTATGCGGGTGTCGTCGGTCGGATCCGTGTATTCATAGATCAGTCCGTCGTAGTCATTCATCACGCCAAAGGTCAGGTCATGCTTGTAACTATCCGGAATGATATTCCTGAAGTTAAACAGCATTACCGAGTTATCAGTTGGACGTTCAAAATAAAGCTTGAGCTTATTGTTTTGCCGATATGCGGTACAAAACACGGCATCACAAAGATTGGTGACCAGCTCTTCAAAAGACAGGTTTGTATCATCAATCGTAGTACAGAACTCAGCCGCAAGTGGTGTACCAAAATAATCAACTACATCGTTATAAGTCCGATAGATGTTTTCCAGATCAATCTCATCAATCGTACGACGGCCAATCTTGTCATCCAGTGCCATTGAAACCAGTGCATCAGCAAAGCTTGATGTTGGAAATAGCTCTGTCGTCATTGCCCCGTTTTTATAAGTCGGTAACATCCGCTGAAGATCAAAATTGATCTTGCGGGACTTAACAGATAAAGCCCCGGTCGTTGCATAAGTACGTGCACGAAAAACTGTTTCATGTTCATACACTGTGCTTTGCAAAGGATATGCACCGTAAAGCGCCTGCCACTTTACTTCATCTACTACCGTTGTAACCGCCGGTGTTGGAGTTAAACGGCGCGCACGGACACTACAGCGACCCTGAAATGTCACCATATCCAGCGTTGCACCAACTGTCTGACGTGACTTTGCCGAACCCTTTAGAATGATCTGCTTCAGCATTGGATTGCCAATGGCTGCACCAGATTCATTAACCGGTGTTACTTCAACTTCAATCGTGACGTTAACAGCACCCTGATTTCCACTTGAAGAAACTGTGTAAAGTCCATTTGTGGCCACAAAGTTACATAGCACCCGACTTCGTTCGACATTGTCCAGAATGAATGGACCAATCCACTTCTCGCCAATAGATGAAAGCTTTGGAGATAAAGCACCAGTTTGCTGATTTGATAATTCCTTTAGCTTTAGCCAGTTGGGGTTTACCGCAGCCGGATTAGACAATGCCATACGGTCATCAGCTACCGATAGAACGCCATATGTACCGTTTAAATCATAAGTCTGGCCATTAAACGTGAATGAGGCATTGGTGATTTCTACACGGTCATTACTTACAAACTTAGTGGTTAAATCCGTATTGTTTGCAGATGCCCGCAGGATCTCATTAGGATATGCAAAAAGAAGATAGTTGGTACCTTCCAAGCTTTGTGTATCAGCTGGACGGAGAACTTGGCCATTAACAGAAGTTTGATTCTGAACCGTTAGTGGCGGCGTGGTAATTTCGGTACCAAGCGAGAAATATGGCTCACCCGAAACAATATCTACACCTGGTCGAAAGACTTCTACCGATGCGCCGGCAATATCAACAATGTTGGTTTCACCATCATATGCACCGTTAATTTTATAGTGACCACGACCAATACAACCAACAACATGCTCTACTTCGACATTGTTTTCATATACCTTGTAAGGCACAGTAATCAGATCAGGGGTATCGTGAGCGGCACCATAAATATCTGCGATACGACCATTTACGCGAGTTTTATTTTCACGGTTTGATAATTCGTTATTTGCAGACGAGGATTGATTGTTATTCTGGTTGGTTTGGGTAATTGAGGGCACAGGCATTAATAATGCAACAGCCACACCCATAACTATAGAAGCAACCGCTATCCAAGCTAGAGTTATGGGGTCTATACCCTTGGGATTCTCAATTACAATGAAAGTGCCTGGCAAGAAATCGAGCTGCTTTAATTCATATGCATTCTTCGGCGTGACTTCATTCGCAAATGAAATTTCCGCATGTTCCATATTGCTTATGGTATGAAAAATACGGACATGCTCAGGCATATGGTCATATTTTGAAGTAAGCCATTGACCCAAAGTTTCGGCGTGTTCAATTGTTTTGTCTTCGGATAAAGGGTCTTGTTTATAAATAATCTTAATCATAGAAACTCACACGATTAAATCCAAATGCTTGAACGACTTGAATTGGCATCCATGAAACGCCTGATTCCTGCAAATGCAAAATACGCCCCAAACGAAAAAGCCCCACATGCGGGGGCTTGTTTCGGTATCTAGAGTGAAAGGCGACTATGCAGCCTTCCTTGGGCATGGGCAATGGATTTAGTAACTTCAATCTTGATGGCAGAAATACCTTCTCTTTGACGGGCTTCATAAAAAACTCAAGCGCCTCTCCTCGATCAATATCATATAGATCCATTGCAGCTTCATGTGCGAAGTGAACACAGTTGTAGTGTTCCTCGTCATATTGCTTATCGAGCAAATGATCGTGACTCTTCATATAGCCCCCTTCAAACCACTAAAACGATCAAGCGAAAAGATATCTCCAGTCTTCGCAGTATTTAATCTTGGTGATTCAGCCTTGAATGTCACAGCTTTATGGTTCATGGCAACACTGGAGAGTTGCAGTCCGAGTAAATAAAACATTGGAGAATTCAGATTGTCTGAACTGTAAATCCGGTAATTTACTGTTGGCTTTACATCTGGATATTGCCCTTCGATTACCCGTTCAAACTCATCAGGCATCACATCACCTAGACCAGAGATAGAAACGGTTAATGTCTGGTCCAGATCACCCAGCATTCCGGATCTTTGAATAGATGCTGGCAAAAATTCATAATAGACCTGACCGGATCCCTCCTTATGTTGAACATAAACACCTCGGTCATCATTACGGACTATTCGGTATGTATTCATAAAAGAAGGATGAGAAAGCTCAATACACTCCAATTGATAGACATCAACTTTCCGATTGAAAAAGAATTTGGCATATTCGTTATCCATTAGACCTCCCAATCCTTAATCAAAGCTATATCGGCCGTAAGGTTAGGCTGGTTTTGAACAACTTCGAGCTGTGCATTTACCCGGTAAAGGTTGCCATTCACTTCATTGGTCTTGAACGAGTTCGGAATGAAGTTACACAGGTATTGCTGACGAGCTCCCTGATCAATCACCAAATCCGCATAAAATGAAGCCGGCTTATTCTGATAGATCCGCCAGAAAGCCATCATTTTATTGAAATCGGTTTTACTTAAATTCCAGTTCACATCGACAATATGACTATTACGTTTTACATCGATGTAATAGCGACCACGTCCGCCATCCATCTGCTGACGTTTCACATCATCACCTGGTGTTACGCCATAGCCGCTGGTCTGAGGATTTAGCTTTAACTTGTACATAACTTTCCTTCAGGTAATAAAAAACCGACCTCATAATGGGTCGGTATAAAAGTATCTTTAACAACTAAAGTCTTGATATTTCTTCAGATATCTGACTAGATTCATGTAAAATATAGTTTATTAATTGATTTGAAATCGTTAGATGAAGATGATAGTCAGCTGTTGTTCTAAACCTCTTTAATTTTTGTATTCGATTTTTGATTTCCGCAGCTCTTTTCTGAATCATTTCAGACGTTGAACCCGCAGGGTACCCACTAAGTCTGCTATAGACTTTTTCATGAGCTCCACATTTTGTCTTTGTTACTGGCCATAATAGTCGTTGTTCTAAATGATGTCGGACTTCATAAAAAGCATGGTAATAAGCACGCCCTATAATATTCCTTTTGTGACATTCATCATATTTTGTAGAATTACCTAACAGCTCATAACAGTAATTTAGTGTATCTGTAGTAGCCATTTTTCAATCCACGCCCACTTCATAAGGAATAATAAAATATGAAAGTTTATTCAGTTCATCAATTAAACCCTCATCATAGCATTTACTAAATATTTCTGAATTCATAGCGTCAATCTCATCAAAACTTCTATCGACATAAAGCAATATTAAAAATTCATCATCAATAAAACTATATTCATATTTTCGACACCGAACATTCCTTGAGTTAAAACATTTAAAAAGAATTGAACCGATATGTTTCAAGACTCTAGAATCAATTTCTAGTTTATTTTTAATTTCAAAAAACTGAATAAATTCATTAAAGTCTTCCTTTTTAAATCTTTTATAATAATTTAAATCATCATTTAAAATTCCATCTAGAAAATAAGTTATAGGTTTGAAGTCAATAGGAATAAAACTTTCTAAGGGTAAATTTTGTTTACTACACAAACTTATAATTTTATCAATATTTTCATTAGCACTAGAAAAATCTACTGAGCTAAGAAAAACAAAATAAAGATTCGATAAAATTGATACACTATTGCTAATTTTCAGTACTTCTCGAGCGTATTGATGCGCAAGAATAGGATTATCAAAATACATTTCAATAATACTGTTGCTTAATAAAAACCAATCTAGTGGCTCAGTTTCTTTAATATCATTAAGCAACCGTTTGCATCTAAAATACTGAAATTCACTTATCGATCCAGTAAGAACAGCAGAGTTAATAATATCGGTTACTTCTGATGACTTAGTTTTAGGAACTGGAGGAAGCATAAGAATATTCACCAATTTTTTGAAATTTTGTCCTAATTTATTTAAAAAAGCTACCTCTAAAGGTAGCTTTTAAATTAACGATTCCGTCTTGCTGTCGTATTCTCAGTCAAAGACCGACTAATGGTTGAGTTTGGATTTGCGATTTGGTCACTTACAAGTTTCGGTACCTTTCTTGGAAGCTGCTTATCCAGTTCATCTGTAACAATGATCCGGACAGTTTTCTCATCCAATTGTTCAGCTTCAACAGTTGCACCACTGACTTGATTCACGACTTCAATCTTGAAATTGATAGTTGGAGAGGATTGCTCAATTGAAGGCATAATCTCAGCTTGAGGGCGTGAAGTACGTCCTAAAGTAAAGTCCTGAACATCATCCAGATTTGAGCGATCCTGAACTATACCATTGGATGAGAAGTAGACCTTGCCATCATGGAACAGGTCAGAATTTGCCGAAGAAGCTAACTTAGGTGTGTCTCTATTACCCTTATAGATAATCTGAGTATCTTGAACTGGTTGATTAAAGATGTCAGCCTGCTTTTGGCTTTCTATAAAGGCACTAGAGCTCATCATTGCACGGCGCATGACACTATCTGCCGAGGCATTGTTATTGAGAAAAGCTTCAGGGTTTGCACTCTTACGCATTTTCTCAACTAAACCAACTCCGCCCCAGCGTTTAATATCATCTTGGGACCAAACAATTTCACCTTTATGCACGGCACCAGCAATCTCATATTTCTTACCTTTGCCTGTATAACCTCCATCTGCAAAACCATTGTCTTTTAAGATAGAAACTTCTTTCAGCAATTCTTTCTCAGCATTCTGCACGGTACTGTTTGAAACATTACTATTTAGAACTTTTGAATTAGAAAGGTTAGATATGTTTGAAATCGACTTGTTGTCATTAAATGCTTTTGAACTCAAAAAAGAACGGTTAAAAACATTCTCTATTGAAGTATTGTTCTGTGCATGATTATTGATAAATGCTTCAGGGTTTGCACTCTTACGCATTTTCTCAACTAAACCAACTCCACCCCAGCGTTTAATATCTTCTTGGGACCAGACCACCTCTCCTTTATGGACAATACCAGCAGGCTGATATTTCCCACCAGATCCAGTGTAACCACCGTCAGAGAAGCCGGCTATAGTTTGTCCAGCGATCAGACCAACATTCGCCATCCCCATCCCAAGCACAAGGTTGGCTGCTGTTGATTTGCTAATTACATCCAAATACCACGGACTTGCTAGAATCTGGTTATACGCCTGTAACGCGCTAATTGTGGCTGAGCCAATTGCGAATGCTTGCTGTGCTATATACATGCCCTTGTATATACCAGATTGCTCGCCTGCTGCATTTTTAACAATTCCAGTCATATTTGACCAGTAGCCACTAAGCTGACTTGTTAAGCTATCAAGTTGCCCCAATTGGGTTTCAAAAAGTGAGCTATTCAGGTCCCGTTCATCTTGAGCATATTTTTCATCCAGTGCTTTTCTGGATTGTAAATATTGCTCTCGCGCTGCCAATAATTGCGAGCTCCTCTGTTCCTCATCAGCAATTAGATTAATACCATTAGTTTGGTCTATATATGTATTTAATAGCCCTCCTGCATCAGTTGAATACCGATTTTGCAAATCCCATTGAGCATACCCTCGCGGGTCATTTTGGGCATTTTGATAATCTTCATAATCACTGCCAGATAATTTAAATAATTCCTTTTGGATATAAGCAAAACGTTTGATAGCTCCACTAGCATCATCAATTGCATCATTTTGCTGCTCAATCTCTTTGCGTAACCGCACACCCTCTGTTAATGCTTGCACAGTATTTAACTTTATGTACTTATCTGTTAAATCACTAACCGAGTCAGATTGTGTTGCAAGAGACTCTTTGACTTCATCCGAACTGCTGCTTAGTAAATAGAAAGATGCGGCTGTTGCTGCAATTGCTAAACCCATTGGGCTAAAAATCGCCATAAGCGCTGACTTTGCCAAAGCTAAACGACTTGTAGCAACAGATTGCGCTGTTAAGGCTGCTGATAATCTTGCAGATGATGCTGATTGGGCTGTTTCTGCGGCAGCAACCTCTAACGCAACTTGAGCTTGTAATCGTCCTAGCTGAGCCATTCGTGTGATGGTAGCCGTGCGACCTTGTTCAGTGATTTGGGCTTTTAAACGAACTTTTTCGAGTTCTATTTCTGCCATGATCTGAGCATGAGTAGCTTTGATGTTCTTTAGTGTCACCTGCGTACTTTGTGCTTCGGCAAGCGCAGATTCCACTTCAGCTTTTGCTGCTGCAATATTTGCATTACGTTCAGCAATTGTGGCAAACACTTGTTTGGTTGATGCAGCAATACTCGCTTGTACAGCAACCGTTTTTGTTAAAACAGCTTTTGTCATTAAGCCAATACCTATGGCAAATGCACTGTCTGCAATTAAATTCAGATTATTTGCTAATAACTGAATCGATCCTGATAAAGCCTGTGCTGCTCCGCTTCCTTTACCAGCCTCTCCTACAAATTTAGTAATTTCATTATTAAGTAGAGTTAATGATTGACCAATTGTAATGTCAGTTTTAGCAAAAAGAGCATCAACTTCATCTTGGACATTTCTAAGTGCTTTCACGATTTCCTGTGAAGTAATTTTTCCTTCAGCTGCTACTGAACGTAATTCACCTACAGTAATACCCATACCTTTAGCAATAGCCTTTGCTAGAGCTGGTGTTTGTTCCATAACGGAGTTGAGTTCTTCACCACGTAATGTACCGCTTGCCAAAGCCTGCCCGAATTGAACTAAAGCTGCATCAGCTGCTTCTGCACTTGCACCACTGATCGCAACTGCTTTTGATACTGTTTCAGTTAGTCGAGCAGTGTCATCCATAGTTAAATTCAGTGTTTTAGCATTATCACTAAAACGTTGATATACCTGTAACACAGAATCCCAAGCTGAATAGGTTTTTTGAGCAATTCGGAAAGTGTCTTCCGTAGCCTTGTTTAACTCAGCTTGATTATTAGTGACCAGCTTAAGGCGGTTTTGTAGTCCAGTATATGTATCCATCTTCGAAATGGCAGAACTTACTGTAACTAGCCCAGCCATATACCCAGCTAGTGCACGAGTAGCTACAGATAAGCCATCCATAGACTTAGAAGCATAATCACCTTTACGCTCAATGCTATCCAGTTCATTGCCTAGATTACGCGCATTACGTTCAGCATTTTGCGAATCAATAACAATGACCAAACGGGATTCTTGTGCCATCTTACTTTTCCTCTAGGCAATAAAAAACCCGCTTGCGCGGGTTTCATTTCTTTAACTTACTTCAAAATTTTACTTAACAGTATTTACTTGATCTTTAAAACGTTTTAATGCGTGGTAAGCCTTACTATCCTTAGAACCATCAATAATCGGATTTTCGATTAGTCCCTTGCTAGTATTAACTCGAACCCAAGCTCTTTTTGAGTTGAGAATTTTATCAACAGTAGATAAGTCGGTTACAAAAACCTTGCTAGATTCTAGAACTATATCATTAGAAAAATCAGTTAGTGTATTTTCTCTTAATTTAATTATTTCCCCATCCACATTCAAATCCACAGAATTAATAGCAACAATACTATTTATAACTGAGATCTTTAAACCAACAAGATTAGGACTATTACTTGACCAAATAGCACCAATTAATGGACAAACCATTTGATCGCATGCAACACCATGTCCATCAATTGAAACTCTTTTTGTCCCATCAAACCCACTCGTTGAAACCTTCGGCGCAGTTCCGGATGTTGTTGCACATCCAACTAAACCCAAACTAATTAAGCATGCAGTCAATAATTTTTTCATGAATTTTCACCATTTGTTATAAATTGTTTTAACTTTAACAAACTGATCATTAAATGTCACATAAAGGAAAACCACCCGAAGGTGGTTTCTATCAAATAAAACTAACTAAGCTATTTCACAATTGGTTTGATGCCATGAATGGTTATTTCCATATGAAAAACTAATTTCACTTGGTACTAAAGTTCGTTCCTGATGATTTAATGACTCAATCATACTTCTTAGTTTGCCATCACCTTGAACATGCTCTTTATATAATGCACGAAGTAATAGCTCAGTAGGTTTACCAATTAAACCGCGATCAGCTTCCCAATGTCTAATACTAGTCTCACTGACTCCTAAAAGCCCAGCAAGATTCTTCTGTGACAAGTTTAGTTCTTTACGTAAAAAACGAATTTCCTCACCATTCAAGTCAGGCTTTTGCGTAATTAAGAACAACCCAATGGCATTATGAAGCTCATGAACAGATTCAATAGATACGAGTTCACCATAGTCTTCATCATTTTCAATTGTAAATCCATTGCGCAGCCAAATATTGCTCAGACCGCATTCTTCATAGTGATACATAATTTAGCCTACTCTCTAAATGTAGTGACTACTACTGAGAATTCACCGTTCTCGCTCTGCTTGATTGCAACAGCTGTTGTTATGTATTCGCCTGCAGTGCGAACAGAAACATTTAGCTGGCAATCACCACGAGTATTTGGGTACGGCCCCTCAGTAATATCTCCATGCTCAAAACAGCAAATAATTTGCTTCATAGAGATACAGCGTTCTTTCATTCTTTCTTTTGCATGTGCAGTTAACTTGATTTTGCTAGTATCTCTAGCAAATGCTCTAAGTTTTTGTTTAGCTTCAGTTAATGTTAAACACATACAAGCAAACACCAAGGATCTCAAAAGAGTAAAAGAATGCTGAACCGTCAAATATTGACGGTAAGGTGATTATTCATCATTTGATAATCACGCGCAATACCTTAAAGGTAATTTTCTGTCAATCCAGATCAAGTATTTTGTAACATCGACTGCGTTATTTTGAGTCGCGTTTAATAACAACTGCTTAATTGTTTGACGTTTTGACCAAATTGGGCTTTTCAGCCCGGCAATACCCAATTTGGTCACTTACCTTTGCTTTTGGTTGATATCTTCTTATGGCACTCCTCCAAAAACAAATTATCCAAAGCGAAAATACAGTCATTAAAGATATGAGCATCAACAGGTAAATCATTATGCTCAGCATATACATTGATTGCCTGCTGATCTAAAGATAGCGGGATGCTCTGTTCATACCGTCTGGATCGGCATATAGTGCTAAATGCCGAAAGAATGGATTCAGCCGCATACGAATATTCTGGTGGATCCGGAATGTGGCCACCTAAGAACTTGATTTGTTCGATTTCGTGCGGCGTTTTCGACGCATACGTTTTTTGGTATTTGTAGAGCTCGATGACTTTCCCAGAATTAAAGCCTTTTCTTGATCTGCTTCTTCTTGAATCTTCTGTGCCTGCTCTTTGATGAATAACCAGATCGAAATGCCAATGTCACCAAGATTAAGAAGCTTTGAGGCATTCTCAGGTGTATATGGCTTTTCAGACTCAACCGTTTTACCATCCACTACTTCGGCAAATACCACACCTTTCCAATCTTCTATTAAATGGGCAGCACATGCATCCATTAATAATTCGTGGTATAGCTTGGCATCTTCATCTTTTACCATTACATCGTAGCCTTTAGACGAGATCTGATTTCCGGCTCGTTCAATCGCTACCTGAAAAGGTTTATAAGCAATACCACGGACTTTGAACTCTGCCTGTACTTCGCCATCAGCCCCCTTGTATTCACACCATTTTGATACGTCCGAGCTTTTAATAATTCCGACTTTTAAAGCCATAGCAACCTCTGAAATTTTAGAAATAAAAAAGCCCATGGGATTCCATAGGCTTTGTTACTGAATAAGTTGATTACACAAGAGCACGTACAATTGTTGGTGCAGCACGAACCTGAGCAAAGTTGATGTCTACAGTAATGATGTCGTCACCACCGCCATCCGGGTGGTTGGCTTCCATGACTTCCAATTGAGGGAAATTGAACGAGTACTTACTTCCTTTGCTGTCTTTAATATCAAAGGTCAGTGTAAATACATCACGGGTTTTAATGGCATCAATCCAACCAGCAGATGTTGAAGAAAACATGAATGAAGCATTTGCTTCGATATCCATCATCTTTTCAATGTAGAACTCTGGTGTGTACTTGCCTGAGCCGATACAACGGATTGCTTCAAGGTTATTGTTAATAGAAATGGTCAAAGACTGTAGACATGCTTTGCCTTGAATTGACTGGCCGTTTACAAGCAAGTTTTCCACGTTCGGCATACTGACAAGCGGACGAGTCGAAGCTGCAACCGGATTCACTACAGGGTTCGTTTGCTGACGAGTAAACGAGCTACCTACTAAACCAAAGTTACCAGTGATCTTCCCGGTTGTTTGAATGGTAATTTCACCGGTATTTACCTGCACACCACGGTAGATAAACACCTGCCCAATATCTTCAAAAACTTTAACCAGCGTTAAAGACTTACGTACATTACCGCCAATGGTTAAGCTATTCGTTGCCCAGTTATTAAATGCTAAAGCACTTAAGAATAAATCAAAGGTACCAAGTGACAATTCAAACTCTAACTGACCAGCAACTTCCGCTTCAGTAACTACACCGCCTTGACGATAGCGTGAGTCAACTACTTCACTGCTTTCTTCCGTAGAGACATTTTCTGATAAGCCATCACTTACACGGCGAACCGTGTACCAAATTGGGTTTGCTGGAGTCGTCCCTAATACTGCTTCTTCACAAGCATATAATCGAATTTTTGCGCCTGAACTCATTTATAGTTCTCCAAAATTTAGGCATAAAAAAACCCGCTTTATCAGCGGGCAGTTATAAAAAATGGGCGTAAAAAAACCCGCTAAAATAGCGAGTTGTTAAAGTGTTTCATCGGTATCTGAGACTTCCGGCGGTTCCACCCCAGCCATTGCAGCAGCCACAGCCTCGGATAAGTTTGTAGGCTGGAAATCAAAAGGTGTTTCAGTTGTAGGTGGCTCAGGCTCTGGTTCAGGTTCTTCATGCAAGCGAATATCAATCCAGCGACCTTCTGGAATATCTATAGGTAATTCCAAGTCTGCAACAACTGCAGCAAGTTCAAAATCAAACTTACGTTTATAAGTCTTAATAGATAGATCACCGTTTTCCAATGTGTCATACACCACAGCTACGATCGTGTTTCCATTTGCGTCTTTGGGTACTTCGATGTACCAACCTTCTTGGGCAAAGCCTAAAGAGCCTTTAAGTAAATAATCGCCTACATCAACTTTCTTAAATTCAATCGGCTGTTTTTCTGCATCACTATTGAGTTCGATATGGTCGTTAAATAACTTCACAACAGGTGATGCCGATTTTAAGAATCCGTTTGCATCAACTGATGTATTGAAGCTGGTCTTTAAATGCCCCCATGCTGACCATGCATCAGATCCCGCACCATAACGGTAAGACATTTGATGACCAGAGACACCTTTAAATAGTTGCCATGAATAAGTACCAATCGAATCATTCGCTTGGTAACCCATAAGGGTTCCGTAACGCATTGGCATTAATAGAGGATTTGATGTACTTCCCCCTTGCCAGTCACCATGGGAGATGTTCACTAAACGATTTAGACCCAGAACCGTTACCCATTGTGAAACTTGTGATTTGTCAAAAAGAGAAGCTACAACGTTTGCTGAATAACCCAAAACACCTCCATCACCCAAACCTAATGCAACTCTCGCACTAATTGCGGAGTTTCCACCCGTTCCCCCTTGTGCTATTGAAAGTGGAGTAGTTAAACCTTTCATTTCAGTAATGTCAGTATTCACCCCTTTTTCAGCAGCTCCTAGATTTGATCGAGCTTCTGCTGCAGTGATTGCCCCTGTACCACCTTGAGAGATTGCTGCAGTTCCTTGAACTTGTGAAAAGTTAGGGCTTAAATTGGGAATGCCGGAAGCGAATGGCAGCATAAATTGCCGCTTGCCCTGAGCTGAATTCAACTGGAACGGTCGATGGTCCCAATTAAATTTAAATACAAGATTTGCCATTATGCTGTTACCCCGTCAATCACTTGGAAAGTCAAAGTTTCAGTGTGTTGAGTGTTGCCGCTTACTACCGCTTTAATATCCATTTGGCACAAACCAACGGGCCAAGCAGCTGTGCTTGCTCCAGATTTCACATTAAGCCAACCCTTTTGTGTGCTCTGGCTTAATGCTGCACAAGTCAATGTAGCTACCACTGCTCCATCCGCCAACGATTTAACTTGCGATGTGAATGTGTAGCCTGTCAGATCGATGGCACGGCGAACATCATCCGGTGGATATTGCAAAGCCTCATCCATATCAACCAGCTGCAAATTCAAGTTGAATGTGTCACCACGCTTAAATACAAAATTGCTCATAAGTGATTCCTATAGACATAAAAAAACCACCGATGAGGTGGTAGTGAATAAGACATAAAGTACCTCTCAAAATGGAGGTCTCATAATTCAAATTAATTAATATCTAGGTTTGTATCTCTTGTTTCCTCCACTCGTAATACAGTAGTGCCCACCTCTAGGACCCACGCAATAATCCACCACAGCACATGAACAATCACTATCGTAGTAGGTTTTTTTCTGTTTTCTTTCAGAATGATGAGGATGAGATTTTAAGGCCTGATAATTATTTGACGTGGTTGATCGAGACTTTTGTTTAAAGCAGCCATCCGTTTCACATAATAGCTTTGTTGATAACCACTGAGGTGATGAGGAATTTAAGGAAATACGTGCCCAGTTTCCTTTCGTCTCATAAATATCAACTTTTTCTCCACGTCCTAACTTTCCTACTACGTGACCGTTTGGTTTATCTCTAATATTTAAAGAATTAGTGTTGATATATTTTGATTCGATAACTTCCTCTACTGCACTCTGTGCATTTTCTGAATTTGAAGTTTGTTTTGGAGAGTTATCATTGCCTGAACCAAAAATCCCCAAAGCTACTAATCCTGCGGCACCCCAGCCTAAAGTTGATTTTTTCATGTTTTACCATTTGTTATAAATTTCTATTACTGTAACAGAATGTAATCACAAATGATAATATGCTGAGGTCATTAAAAATAATCGCCTTGCAGTAGCTTTTTCTTGAACTCAAAGCTCATTATCTAAATCGACACTTACTCCAGTAACAACGTTATGTTTAGGTCCTCCGAGGCTGTCAACATTAGCCAAGCGTATATTCACATCAGAAACACATAGCTTGTTTTCAGATTGCCATTTGCTCAACTCAACAGACATAACATCTTCAAGATGTCTTTCCAATTCTTGCCGTTTAATTTCGATTTCTTCTAAAGTCAGCATACATGACATATCAATTCACCTTAAACCCAATGCTCACATTATACTGAATGAAATCAGCATCTTTACCCGCATAAATAGATTGACCATTCAAACATTCTAAGTGTTCGATTGTGAAATATTCAAAATGTGCCAGCAAAGCATCGCCAAGAACCGTTAAAGCTTCTTCTCCCCCATGAAGTCGATCAAAGCATTGAATCATGATATTACCAGTACGGCGTGTACATGGCTTATCTGCAATACCTGAAATAAAACTCGGCCCACCTGCAATCGTTAAACGGCACCATAAACCTTCTTTAGGCACGGTAAAGCCTGGTGCATTTGGATACTGAATCCGTTCCTGAGCAATACCCGTAAAGCTTTGCATGCGATCAATAATAGCTTGCCTAGTCTGCTCTAAAGTCATTGCCATTTTAGCCACCGTATTTTTGAGAAATAAAGTTAAACGTGAGGCCATAAATACCTTGTGGTGCTTGATCAGACCAGCCGTTTTCTAAGCGCGGTCCATAAGCTTTATTGTTCTGAATATAGACCAAATTACCCAATTTAATTTTTACAGCTTGAATAGCTGCATCTTGAATTGGGTTTGTTTCAGGTTCACGCACGCCGAAATCAGCAGATCCAACCGAAACAATATGTGAAGCACGGTATGCTCCAGTATCAACAGGACTTAAATTAACTAAGGATTGCACAGTATCCATAACAATATGCTTCACATGGTCTTCTGCTGCTTTAGACACCTCAAGACTAAAACTAGTCGGCTTTTTCCCCTTCCACCCCATGACTTTTAACCTCGCTTTCCTCATACATCTTAAAGAGATCCTGAGCGATCGCCTGAATTGAATAAGCTTCAAACTCAGAGCTCGGTTCTCGTTCACCCATGAGCTTTTTAACCTTTTGCCAGACATGAACAGCTTCATGTAAAAGCAATCCATACACTTCAATTTGATTTCTTTCTGAAGTATCACCAAGCTGAACAACTGCATAAGCACCATCAAAATAGTAACTGACTTGAGCTGCTGCACCTTCAACAGATAAGAACGGATCAACCTTGCTCATGTCCTCGAATAACAGATCCATATGAAGCTGATTTCGAGCTAATGTATATTGAACATGTTGGAAGGGAGAGATATACCATTCGGGCACATAATCGGTATTAATCATTTAAACTCCTTAATTGCACCCATAAAAAAGCCCACTAAAGTGAGCTATAAAATATTTATTGAATTAAACGTAAAGAATATTAATTTCAGCTTTTTTCTTTAGAAAGTCCTCAATAAAACTGCTTTTTTTAATTGAAATTTCATTTATTTGATCTGTATAAGATCTTTTTAAAGCTTCAGAACGTTCATCAAATGATGTTATCTTCTCAAGTTCTTGATTCAATACAATTTGCCTTTCAAGTGAAAGCCATATATTCATTAGTAATAAATTTATATCTTTCATATCATTTATGAATTTCTCAGATTCAGAATTTATAGCGTTTATACTTGTAGCATTTCTTCCCAATTCAATTACATAAGAAAAATAAGCCTGACTAAATTTATTTATTTCTTCTTGATTAGTTAGATAAATATAAGATTTACCAATAAAAGGTAATAAGTCTGAAAGATTATCAACAATTTGTCTGCTAACTTTTTCATTAGATATCGATCTATGCTGGTCTCTCCAATCACTAAATAAGACAAAAGCAGCAACTGGCGCTAAAAAAGCCGCAGCAAGACTTAAGGCATCTTTTAATACTTCATATGTTTTTTTATGGTTAAATGGATAATCCTGAATTGGATAATCACTCAGCAAAAAGAAACTAATTAATAAATACCAAAATATTCCACCAAATGTCCAAAATCCAATAATCTTAAATTTTTCGTTAAGTGATTTATTTGCCATATATTCCCCCTATTTCAGAAGGATATTAGAACAAGTATTTAAATCTTCCTCAACTGACATTTCCAAATAGTAGAGGCTGGATCTTGTTGAATATGAATTACCCGGAATGATCCTAAAGCTGTTAACCACTCATCATCAATTTTTGGCTCTTTGGTAACTTCATTCTGCAGCACTGTAGCCTTCTTATCTGTGGCCAGTACTCCAAGTGTTTGGATCTCATATTGATTGTATGAACCGAACAGAACACCACGGCCGGAATAATTTTCTTTAACTTCAACATACGTTTCAGTTTTAGGATCCCAATTCGTTTTTGAAATCCGCTCACATGTAAAGGTATGAGCGGCGTCTGCTAATTCATCATTAAATACTTCAGCAATATCTGCCTGAATTTCGTCACGTAAGCCCATATCATGCCCTGTAAAGTGGTATGCCAAAGCCATTAAAACTTGCATTTGGATCTTTCAAATCAAGGGCTTTTGCTGAAGTAGCAGTAAAAACCAAGATTGATGGTGTTTGGGGTGAGGAATTTTTCGGCAACGGCGGTTCAGCAATTGTTGAAGTTCAAAAAGGCAAATTAGTAGCGATTGATGAAGGTTATAAAAAGGCCGTTACTGATGCTCTTGGTGTAGCGTTTAAAGCTATTGGTGTGGCAGCTGATGTTTACCTCGGTAATTTTGATGGTAGTAAATATCTATACAACTATGACTATGCATATCTAGAGCAAAATGCCTCACCCCCAGCAGGTCAAAATTCAAACCAGAATAACCAGACAACTGCTCAGGGTGGTAATCAGAAGCCACCTCGTACTCAGGACCAACTATATCAAGATGCTTTAAAAGCAATTAAAGATGCACCAGACACTAGCATTTTAAATGCTGCAATTAAGAAATTTAAAGGTACTACGTATGAGGCGGGTATCAATAGAGCTTGCCAAGCACGTGCCGATCAGATGGGTTGGGCGCCTAAAAACAATCCTCAGCAAGTTCAACAACAACAGTCGTTACATCACTAAAAGGAGAGCTTTTCATGTCTAATTTATTAACTGCAGCTGAAGCATTTGCAGCTCTTCAAAAAGGTAAAACTGTTCTATGCCGTCCTATTGGAGACATGTTGGACTTTTCTGACTTAGATCAATTCCCCGCTTCTGTGTTTGGTAAACCGGGTTTTGAATTTTGCATCAAAATCGAAACTATTGAACTGGCTGGCATTACCTTCACAAAGCCTTTAACTATTGACGAGTATGAGGAAGGTCAGGATGTATTTGTACTTACTACATATTCACCTGCGATTTATGTAGTTAATTTTAAAACCCCTGCATTAATTGAATCTATTAATAGTGGCTTTGTTCAGCGTGATGCCGAAAATGCCAAGCTTCAATTAAAAGCTTTTTCAAAAGCACTTGGTATTGAAATCAACAATGATTTAAGTGTTATTCGTCTTGGTGAGGAACCTAAAAAACAGAGAGGCAAAAAATCAAAAGCAGAAAAGCCTAGTGAAGTTATTTCTGCAGAAACTCAGCCAACAATTGTTATTACAGAACAAACTAATGTCACAGCTTCCGAGGATCTATTAACTCCAGTTTCTAATAAACTTGAATCAGATCCAGAATATCAGAAGGCATTAGATGCTCTTCTTCAGCGTGTAAAAGAATCAAAAACACCTGAAGAGGTAAATGCTGTTTATCGATATACCCGTACGTGGAATGACAAACAAATGGAACCTCTCCTCCTTGCCACTCATAAGCGACTTGAAGAGCTCGAAAAATCTAAGGTACCTGCAAATGAACCACCTTCACTAATGGTTCAGATCCAAAACGCGCCCGACATCACAACATTAGATGCTTTGGAAATAGATGTGGCCGCACGAGATCCACAGATTCAATCACGACTCATGGATTTTGTTAAGAAACGCCGCTTTGAATTAGAAAATGCGGCATCAAACGAACCTGATTATTTACTGGAGGAACCTTTCTAATGTCGAAACAAACTACTCCAGAGTTTCTTTTCGAGCCAAAGCTGCTACCAATGCAGCTTTTCGAGAAGTTCATTGTGTTCAACGTAAATGCCGGGTATCGCGGGAAAGGCACACCGCACGGCGTGAACTTAATTAAAGGTAATAAAGGCACCCTTTCAGTAAGCAACGAAGGTGTGATGAACAAAGCAACTCAAGAGCGATACAAACTAATGCTTTTGAAATATTTCAAAGAAGGTCGCTCTGCAATGGATGAGCTGGATCATGAAGTTAAACGTATTTATAGAATGGTGGCGTGAATGCTAAAAGATTTGAGAAATCTTTCTGAAAAAGAACAGCAAGAATATTTGGATCGTTTCATTATGGCTAATGAAGAGCAAAAATTCCCCCAAGAAGTTGTGGCGCTTTATTTAGATTGCTCACCATGGACATTAGCCAGAATGCGTTGTGATCAATCATCACTGCCTTTTTCGAAAATTGGAAGACGTGTTTCATATAAAAAGAAAGACGTTTTAAAGTATGAGCAAAGCAGGACTGTGCTTAATACAGCGCAACTTGCAACTGTATAAGGATTCAGTTAAGAAATAATTGTAGTTTCCATGATAAATATTGGGTGACAAATAATTAAAATTGCAAAAAGTTTTAGTTGACACTTTTCAAAATTTGCAATAAATTTTGATTACCCAAATCTCTTTAGGACTTAATTATGGATTTATCGAAGAATCCCCCTCCAAGCTATTATGATGCATCACTGAATGATGAAACATTAAGCTTTTTTGCTAACCATATGCTAGAAGTTTTTTCACAAACTACTCAAGATCTTAGTAGAAAAGATGATGATAATTACACTATCAGTTGTGCAATTTTTGGAAGATGCCGTAATAGGTTTGCTCGTGAAATTCGTAGTGGCAATGCCCCATCTCCAACATATTTAGAAGATTCTTCAAATAAATTCACCTTTAAAATTGGAAACACACCTGGTATCCGTTTTTTTAAAGAATCTGATCATTTAAAACCGAAAAGACCAAACTTTTTTAAGCAAAGTTACAATCTAGAATTATTTGAATCTGATTCAAAAGTTCCTGTTTTTTGGCGATTCATTTTGGTTCCAGCTAAAACTGATGACGAAGAAACATTTATCGCTTTTGTTGGTTTTAACCAGAAATTACAGCCGATTACAGCTTGGACATCTAATAAGACTTCTAGATTTATTTTTGATCCAGCGGCTATATTGCCAGAACCGGCAGAATTGAAACGCTATAATATTGATGATCTATTAGCTGATGATGATTTAGATGATGCAAGCGGAATCAAGTAAACCTTCAACAGCAAATAGGCAAAAGTTGATGAGAAAATGAATACTTATTTTAATGGTCTAGAATTGCGGCTCTTACGTCAATTTAATCATTTGTCTTTAGAGGACTTATCAATTCATGTTGGTAAGTCACGCCAATTCTTGCATAAAATTGAAATGAACCAAGTTGTTCCTACACCTGATTTAATTGATGTACTTAGCAACTTCTTCAATGTAAAAACGGATATTTTTTACAGTTCTCATCCGATTTTACAAGAAGAACAAATCAATTTTCGAAGCAACAAAACTGCCAAAATTTTTACAAAGCAATCAGTGATCGCTCAGGGTGAATATTTAAAAAGGTTAGTAGAATTTATAGAGGCAAATTTAAGGCTCCCTAAGTATTCAATACCTTCTGTTGAATCTGTAAAGAATTTTCAAGATATTGAAAATGCTGCGCTTCAATTTAGAAAATATTTTAATTTAGGGTTGGGACCTATTAGCGATATGACTCAATTAACTGAAATGCTTGGAATTTTTGTAACTACTTTTCCAAGTGTTTCAAGCGAAGTCGATGCTCTTTCTATTGCATCTAAAAGACCAATCTTTGTTAATAACGAAATTAGTAGTACTTGTCGCCAGCGTTTTAATTTAGCTCATGAATTAGGACATCTTGTACTACATGATGGTTGTGTTACAGGTGACACTCTCACTGAGTCGCAAGCGCATCGATTTGCTAGTGCTTTACTTATTCCACAAGAAATGATGATTTCTCATTTCCGTAATTGCTTTAATGGTAGATTTAATTGGAATAAATTAAGTGAGATGAAAACAAATTGGAAAATAAGTAAGGCAGCTTTGCTCTATAGAGCTAAATCTTTAGATCTTTTAAATGAAACAAGTTATCGTAGTGGCTTTATTCATTTGAAGCGTACTGGTGAGGCTATTTTAGAATCAGAAGATCATGAAATACCTAAAGAAGTTCCAACTTTACTAAATACATGTTTCAAAGCTTTAAGTAAAAAAGGAATTTCAGCAATTGATATAGCTAATGAATTAAATATATCTCTAGATCTATTAAATAAAATTACGCAATTAGATTTACAGCCACAAAATCCTTCTAAACTTAAATTAGTTATTTGATTAAAGGCGGTTTAGACCGCCTTTATTTCTTTTAATCTTTCTGCCCAAACTGATTGGTAATTAAAGCAATCAATCTTGCCTTGATAAACCGCCTCAATCATATTCATCGAAGCTCTTAATTCCTCATCTGGAATTTGAACATAACCACCTGTCACATCAATTCTTGGTTTAGCCGTGTGATTAAGAAGTCTTTTTGTCACATAAATATTAAATCTTAAAAGGTTGCATATAGTGGCAAATGTACGGCGGAAATCATGCATTGAAACGTAATAGTCAACTTCCTTACCCACTCTATTCAATAATGTATCTACCTTAGTTGCATGCATATTCCACGAAGTAGGCATCTTAGTAGCTGGGAAAACCCAATCGTTTTCTCTTAATAACCAACGTTCACGCAAAATACTGTGTAGATGATCACCAATAGGAAAAGTATGATCTGAACCATTTTTGGTATCTCTAAAAGTTAAGGTACCATTTTTAATATCTACATCAGCCCACTTTAGACAACATGCCTCCTGTTTACGGCATCCCGTATACATGCACATCAATACGATATCCCGATGCGTGTTTGACCTAGCAGTATTTTCCAGATTCAACTCATCTTCATAATGAAGCACCGCATTGTAATATTTGTGAATGATGTCTTTATGGAGATGTCTATCCCTACTTGCTATTTTATTCCAACCTCTTGTTACGGAAATAATGTCAACTGGATTACTTTTAAGGATCGGGTTCTCATCTGTTGAATAAAGAACATGAATATACTTCCATAAAGTACCTAAAAGAGATACAGCACCATTTGCTGACGACTCACTTACTTCTGATACCTCAATAAATCGATCCAATACTTCTTGCTTTGATATCTGGAAAAGCTTTTTGTTGCCCCACCCCAAATATAAATCAAAGTACTTACGATACTGCCTAATTGTTTTTGGCCTAAAGTCATTTCTATCAATATAAATTTGAAGAGCTTCATTCACTGTAATATCTAAAGGATTAGCAACATTCTTTAATTTGATAGGCTTTTCATATTCATTGTTTGAAATTTTCGCCAGAATCATCTGAGCTTTTGCTCGAGCATTTGTTGCAGGAATATCGGTGGTTTTACCAATCGTCACTCGATAGAGTTCACCTTCATGCCTCCTTTCAACAATATAGGTTTTACTTTTATTAGTTACCCGAACAGCAAAACCGATCAGTTCTGCATCTCTATATATTTTTTGACCTTTTTCAGTTAATGGAATAGCATCAACAGTAGATTTGTTGAGTTTCAT